ACGAGCCATGATCTTGCAAGTTATGCACTTGCAGCTTGCAAGGCCATCATGGGGTGCTGCTGCTAGACCCCAGGGGGAGGCCGAAAAATCTTGTCTTGTCGTGGCCTTGACCCGCGCGGCGCCATCGCTTGGGCAAACTTCCGAGAACGATCGACCTGACCCTGCAACCTAATGGGCTAAGTCTTGCAAGGCGGAAGGGGGTGATCGGGCATGGGCCGCAGGGCTAGGCCCGTGGAACTGCAGCTCAAGAAGGGCAACCACCTCACCAAGCGCGAGATCGCGGCCCGGAAGCAGGCCGAGCAGCGTCTGAGCCCTCCGGCTGACCAGGTACGGCCGCCTGAGTGGCTGGATGTCGCGGCCCTGCGGGAGTGGCAGAAGGTGACCGCCGCTCTGGATGGGCTGGGCATCCTGACGAACGCCGATGTCAACACGCTGGCCGTGTACTGCGACGCGGCTGCAAGGTACGCGGAGGCGGCCCGGATGGTCCAGGAGCAGGGGGCCGTCATCGAAACGGCGCGTGGCCCGCAGCAGAACCCGGCCGTGCTGGTGGCCGAGAAGTACTGGCGGATCATGAACAAGGCGGCCGCGGCGCTCGGTCTTGACCCCACCTCCCGGGCGGCGCTAGCGAAGCATCAAGCCGAGGCGGGTCAACAGGACGAGTTCGACAGGCTGTTTGGCACTGGGTGATAGCCGATGGACCCCGTGACGGCATACGCCCTGGACGTGGTGGAAGGGCGCCAGGTCGCGGGGCGCTGGGTTCGGCTGGCGTGTGAGCGGCACCTGCGAGACTTGGAGCGGGCCGGCGGCGACGAGTTCCCCTACGTGTTCGAGCAGGCCAAGGCGGAGCGTGTGTTCCAGTTCTTCCGGTTCTGCCGGCACGTGAAGGGGCCGCTGGCCGGGCAGCCGCTGGAGCTGATGCCGTGGCAGCAGTTTATCATCGGCTCCATCTTCGGCTGGGTGCATCGAGACACCGGTCTGCGGCGGTTCCGCAAGGCGTATGTCCAGGTGGCCCGTGGCAATGGCAAGAGTACGCTGCTGTCTGGCCTCGGACTCTACATGCTGATGGCCGACGGGGAGGCCGGCGCTGAGGTCTACGCCACCGCGACGAAGCGCGACCAGGCCCGGATTGTGTATGACGCTGCCCGGATGATGGCCATCCGGTCGCCCGACCTGTTGAAGCGGCTGGAGCCCGGGAAGGCTGAGATGATCCACCCGGCCAGCGGCGGCAAGTTTGCCCCGCTGAGCAAGGACACCAAGTCGCTGGACGGGCTGAACCCGCACCTGGGGATCATTGACGAGTATCATGCGCACCCGACGCGGGAGATGTACGACCTGCTGGTCAGCGCCATGGGAAAGCGGCTCCAGCCGCTGCTGTTTATCATCACCACGGCCGGCTTTGATTTGGCGTCGCCGTGCTACGAGGAATACCAGTACCTCGTCAAGGTGCTGGAGGGCGAACTAGAGAACGAGCAGTACTTTGCATACATCGCCCAGTTGGACACGGAGGACAACCCGCAGGACGAATCGACGTGGATCAAGGCGAACCCGCTGCTGGCGTCAACGGAGGCCGGCATGGAGTACCTGCGGGGCGAGTTGCAGGCGGCGCTGGACGTGCCGAGCAAGATGCGGAACTTCCTCGTGAAGAACCTGAACCTGTGGGTGGACCAGCGCGAGGAGGGCTACATGCCGATGGAGAAATGGCGCGCCTGCGCCGCCGGGCCGGACAACCAGATGCCAGACCTGACCGGCCGGCCCTGCTACATCGGCGTGGACCTGTCGGCCAAGATCGACCTGACCAGCGTCGGGATTGAGTTCCCACTGGGCGGCGGTCGGTTTGCGGTCCTGTCGCACTCGTTCATCCCGGAGGAGCGGCTGCGCCAGCGGCTCAAGACCGACCGGGTGCCTTACGACGCCTGGGCTCGCATGGGCTGGTTGACCGTGATCCCAGGCGCGGTGGTGGATCAGGGGGCCATCATCGAGTGGATTGAGCGGCAGGTGGCGGAGCACGGGTGGCGGGTCAAAGAGGTCTGCGTGGACCCGTGGAACGCCACGCAGTTCGCCGTTGAACTGCAGCGCCGTGGTTACACGGTGGTGGAGATTACGCAGGGCATCCGCACTTTGTCGGAGCCCACGAAGGACTTCCGGGAGCGGGTCCTGCGGCGCGAGCTCATCCACGACGGCAGCCCGGTGCTGACCTGGGCGATGGGCAACGCCGTGGAGCGGCAGGACCACAACGGCAATATCATGCTGGACAAGGCGAAGTCGCGGGAGCGCATCGACCCCGTGGCGGCGCTGATCAACGCCCACGCCCGGGCGATGCACCACGAAACGGAGAGCGCCTATGACCCGAACCGATACGCCACAGACGAAATCCTGGAGAAGCTTTGGGGCTAGAGTTGGCCGGTGGCTGGCCGATTACGCCGAGGACCTGCTGATCGTGGCGGGCCTCGGCGTAATCGTTGTGGCCAGCTTCCTGGTCCACATGATCCTGGGCCTCTACGTGCTGGGCGCCGTCATGGTGGGCGTTGGTTTCATGCTGGCCCGTGGCCTCGGAGGAAAGCGGGGTGGTAGCTGATGCTGTTTCGTCGTGTCGTTCGCAACATGGCGACGACGGTGCAGGAGGCATCGTTGAATGATCCCACCCTGCTGGAGTGGCTGGGCATCGATCCAGACGAGATCAATGTTCGGGGCGAGTCGGCCCTAAAGGAGGCCACGGTTTACGCTTGCATCAAGATCCTGAGCGAGGCCGTGGCGAAGCTGCCGCTGAAGGTGTACCGGGAGAGCGACCGGGGCATCGAGAAGATGCCGGATCACCCGCTCTACCCGCTGTTGAAGTCGCGGCCGAACCCTTACATGACGGCCTCCGACATGTTCCGCATGGTCGAGGCCCAGCGCAACCTGTTTGGCAACGGGTACATCATCCCCGAGGTTGTGACTAGCGGCCCGCAGCGGGGGCGCATCCGCTGGCTCTGGCCGGTGGATGCCCGAAACGTGGAGATCTGGGTTGACGACAAGGGGCTGTTCAGCAGCAAGCGCAACGTCTGGTACATCGTGCGGGTTGGTGGNCAGGAGTTCAGGCTAGGCCCGGATGAGATCGTCCACGTCAAGGCGCTGGCGCTGGACGGCATCGTTGGCGTGAGCCCGCTGACTTACCTGCGCTGGCTGGTCGAGGCCGGGGCTGCTGGCACGAAGTACATCAACGACTTCTTCAAGCAGGGCCTCCAGGCCAAGGGCATCGTCCATTACACCGGCGACCTGAATCCAGAGGCGGAAGAGCGGTTCCGGCGCCGGTTTGAACAGATGTCGGCGGGGCTGAAGAACTTCCACCGGATCGCGCTCCTGCCCATCGGGTATCAGTTCCAGCCGTTGCAGATTTCGATGGCGGACGCGCAGTTCCGGGAGATCATGGAGAACCTGACCATCAGGCAGATCGCCAACGCATTTGGTGTGAAGATGCACCAGCTTAACGACCTGTCGCGGGCCACGCACACGAATATTGAGCAACAACAGAAGCAGTTCTACATGGACACGCTGCAGTCGATCCTCACGCAGTACGAGCAGGAGCTGACCTACAAGCTGTTCACGCCGACGGAGCTNGAGCAGGGNTACTACGTGCGNTTCAACGTGGACAGCATCGTTCGCAGTGACATCCTCACGCGCTACAACGCTTACCGCATCGGCGTGCAGGGTGGTTTCTTGAAGCCAAACGAGGTTCGGGCATGGGAAGAGCTACCGGCGGAACCGGGCGGTGATCAGCTCTTCGCCAACAGCGCGATGGTGCCGCTCAGTAGCGTAGCTGGCGGAGGTGCGGCGNATGGGCAAGCGTAAGTTCTGGCAGTTCAGGGCCGCAAGCTCCCCGGAAGTCGGGGAGCTTGTTCTTTACGGTGAGATCGCCGATTCCACTTGGTTCGGCGACGAGGTGACGCCGCGGCAGTTCTACGAGGACCTGAGGGCCCTGGGCGACATCAAGCACCTGAACGTGTACATCAACAGCCCTGGCGGGGACGCCTTCGCTGGGCAGGCCATCTACTCGATGCTGAAGCGCCATCCGGCGAAGGTGACGGTGTACATCGACGGTCTGGCGGCGTCGGCCGCGTCGCTTGTTGCCATGGCGGGCGACCGGATCATCATCCCCCGCAATGGCATGATGATGGTCCATAACCCGTGGGTTATCGCCGCCGGAGATGCTGCCTTCTTGCGGCAGGTTGCGGACGAACTCGACAAGGCCCGTGAGGCCATGATCCCGGTCTACGAGGCCAGGACGGGGCTCTCGCGCGAAAAGATCATCGAACTGTTGGATGCCGAGACGTGGATGACCGCTGAAGAAGCGGTCGAACTCGGCTTCGCGGATGAGATCGAGGAGGCCAAGCAGGTGGCCGCCTCAGTGCGGGGCTCGACGCTGGTAGTCAACGGCGTTGAGGTCGACCTGTCGCAGTTCCGTAACCCGCCGAAGGTTCTTGTGGCCTCGGGGCCTGTGCCACGCATTCAGAACGGCGTAGTACCAGACGATGTATCCCGCAAGAAGGCGCCGGAAGACGAGCCCTGGGAGGCGCCGAACCTGAGCGACTTTACCGACAAGAGCTGGGATGAACTCAGCGACGACGAGAAGCGCAGGATCGCAGGTCACTACGCTTGGGCGGCAGATATGCCGCCCGAACGTTTTCAGGACCTGAAGCTTCCGCATCACCGCCCCAGTGACGGGGCGGTCGTCTTGCGCGGCGTCATCGCGGCCGCGCAGCGGCTGGACCAGACGGATATNCCCGAGGAGGACAANGAGAAGGTTCGCAGGCATTTGGAAAGCCACTACCANCANTTCGGNCGCAAGGCCCCCTGGGAGGAGGATGATGCCGAGGACAAGAGCGACAAGCTGAAGCTTCTCAAGCTGGAGTTCGAGTTGCTTACCGGCCAGAAGATTGACTGACGGAGGTTGATGCAAATGAACCGTGAGCTTCGGGACGTGATGATGAAGCTGGCGGACGCTGAGCAGCGCGTCCGCCTCGCTATTTCTGAGGGGCGCACCGATGATGCCGAGAAGGCCATGGAGGAAGTGCGCGCCCTGCGNAAGCAGAAGGCGATGCTGGAAGAGCTGGAGGCCGAGGCGCGCCGCGAGGCTGAGGCCGCCATCCCGGCCGGTGAGAAGCGGGACCGTGAGGCACTTGCCAAGGAGTACACCCGTGTCTTTGTGAAGGCCATNCGTCGCCGCCCCTTGTCGGCTGACGAGGTGGACGTGATCAACGCCTACCGTCGCGAGATCATGGCGGCTATGCACGAGGGCGGCGTCGCCAGCGATCCCGACGGGGATGCCTCGCTGGTGGTGCCGCAGGACATCAGCACGCGGATCAACCAGCTTACCCGGGAGTTCAACGACTTGTCGCAGTACATCCGGGTCGAGCAGGTGGGCACCCTGAGCGGCAGCCGTGTTCTGGAGAAGGACGAGGACATGACGCCGCTGCAGGTTGTGGACGAGTACCAGCCGCTGCCCGAGCTGGACAACCCGAAGTTCGTCAGCATCGCGTACCAGCTTAAGAAGCGGGCCGGCTACCTGCCCATCACCAACGAGCTGCTGCGCGACTCGGATCAGAACATCCTGGCC